AGTATGGCCACAAATCAACAGCCATCTATAGAGCCCTTTCAAGTTGCGAAATTCTAGCCATAAGCTTCTCAACAGTGGCGGCCAGAGGATCGTCAGTCATTGGGTCAACGGTGCCGATGACAGAGCGGATGGTTTCCACGCCGCCCTCGTCAACCTCGATATCTACCTCTCGAACTAGGTCAGAGACTTGCCCGAACGGAGTCAACACAGAAACCTTGTCTCCGAGTCCGTAGTCTCTGCCCCATTGCACGGTCGGCGTATCGATGATTTCGGCCGATACGGACGTCTGCTCGCCGTTCTCCGCTAAGGCCTCATCAGCGGCTTGGGTGATGACGTCTATTTCCGCATCTCCGGCCTGCCGCTGATCGATGAACATTTCTCGACGCCCCCAACGCGCCACCGCGTCATCGTCGGACTGTTCATACGTGAACCGATCAGTGCCCTCACCTTGCGCCGCGACTAGCGCAGCCGTGCACACTGGCGAGCTACGCCGTACATTGAGGTTCACGACGTTACCGATCTCAACGCCGAATTGCGCAACGTTCGATCGGTCCGCCGGCTGCCAAGTACGGAACTCCAGTCCGCCGGCCAAATCGTCGACGATGTCAAAGGCGAGGCCGCCTCCGGTGAGCGCGATCGATCGCATGGCCTCTAGGAGGGGGGTAAACCGTAACTTCGCCGTAAACTGGTCCCCAAGCTGAGGCTCACCCTGGCGAAGGTACAGACCCTGTACACGCCGGCTTGGGAGCGCGTCAGGCCCGGCCTGTCGACTGACGAGACGCCTTAGAAGTGTGTTCGCGTAGTCCGTGCTCTCGAAATGGGCTTCGATGTTCTGTTGACTCCAGGGCCGGTTGTGGCTTGGGTAGACGATCCGGTATGCGATGCGGCCGAGGTCAGTGTCACCGGTTAGCTCCCACTTCCCGGTACCGCCGCTGTCGCCGGTCGAGTCTGCGGACCACGAGAAAGTCTCTTCATCCACGTTTCCGGATGCAACGACTTTACCCTCTCGGAGGAAGATAAGCCCGGAGCCGGGTTCTGGCCACCCTTCGGGAGTTAGCTCGCGTGGGACGCTCAGCGTCCAGGATCCGACTTCGTTGTGTCGCAGCGTGAGCTTGAACGAGCCGGCCGGAATAACGCCGACAATGCGCCTAGACGCGTCCCGAGCTAGAAGCGTCCATCTCATGCTGTCTCCCATCTCGGCCGGTAGCTAAGCCGGATGCTGGATTGCCCATCCGCTCCCCCGGTGATGGAGAGGAGCAGATTGTTACGGCCGGGGTGAAGCGTGAACAGCCGAGACGTCGGCCACGCGATGTTCCCGATACGGTTAGCTCCAGTGTTGTCCGTGACCGTGGAGTTTTCGACGTTGATGGTGATCGTCTCCCCGGGGTCGATCTGGCCGAACGTCCAGCCTGGGCCGAGTCCCGGGTAGCGGACGGTTACAGACGTAGCTGGGCCAGTGATCGTCCAGATCGGCAACGCGTCCACGTCACCGAGGATGGTGACGCTGGCCTCGCCTAGCGTCCTGTCAGGGCTCACCGTCTCGTACGGGTTTAGGTAGTCGCGGGGGGCGGCGTAACCAAATTCAAGCTCAACGACCGTATCGCCGCGCCACCACGGCTCGCACAGTAGCTGAATGACAAGAAGGTCGTAGACGGCACCCTGAAGCGCTTGGTCTTCCCAGTCCAGGCCTGACAGGTAGACCCCGGAGATCTCGCGCCACGTGCCGTCGGGCCGCGTGATGCGAAGCGTCCCTGGCTGCGGGATACCGGCCGATGGGGTCGTCTGAGTGAACGCACGAGTCACTCTGCGCCTGAGAGTCAGGAACTCCGTCGGCGTTGGTGCGTAGATCATCAGCGGCAGCGTGATGATGCGTTCGTCCGCCCGGGACCAACGGACCTGAGATCCGCCGGCGGGTAGCGGGATTCGGGTGACCTCACGAGGAACCGCACCGAATCCCGCTACCCCGTCGCCGCGAATCATGATGCCCGTTTCCGAACCCTGGTCCATAAGATCGAGGGTCGTCCCGTCCGGAGCTGTCCACGTAGCGCCGATAGCGAAAGCGCTACTAGGCGGCGGCTCTGGCGTAGTCGGTGGTTGGGTAGGTTCCGGAACGGAACGAGGAACGAGCAAAGGCATTTATCTAGGCCTCCTAACCCTCGCACGCAATCTCTGGCCGTAGATGATCGGGCCGATGGTGCGCTCGTTGATGTCAAGGTTGCGACCGTTGAAGATGTACGTATCGCCACCGCCAACAGCCGCCGCGCCCAGCTTGTAGCGTTCGAGGTTGCGGAGATCGAGTCCCCCACTCATACCCGGGATGTCCCGAGTAATCGACACTAGCGTCCGGCGTAGGTCAGCGGCTCGCTCCTCGATACCTCGAATAAGGCCGGTCATGATGGCCTTGCCGGCCGGTTCAAGCAGCTTAAGGTCGACGGGGAGCGGTCCCTTAACCTTGGGGATCATGTCCGTGACGCTCTTAAGCTTGCTGCGGAGCGCTCCGATCATGTTTTCAATTCCTCGGATGAGCCCTCGGATGATAGATCGTCCGGCCTCGAACAGCACACCGCTCAGGTCACCGACCGCCGATTTGATCCTGCCGGGAAGCCCCCGCAGGACGCCAAGCAATCCGTCAATGGCGCTCCTGAGCGCAGCCTTAATTGAGTTCCATGCGTTCGACGTCGCGGTCTTGGCGGTGTTCCACGCGCTACGGATGCGCTCGACCGCCCCGGACGCCGCGCTAGAAATGGCGGAGCGGATAGAGTTCCACGCGGACGATGTAACTTGCTTAGCGCTGGAGAACGAGCTACGGAAGAACGATACAACAGAGTTAAGTCCGGAGCTTACCGCACTTTTTACCGAGTTAAGCGCAGAGGTGAACGCGGCCTTGATCGAGTTCCACGTAGATTTGGCGATGGAAAGCGCCTTAGCGAAGAAATTAGCCCAGAACTGAATGGTCGCGTTAATGCTGCTCTGGAAGTTACTCTTGATTCCAGCCCACAGCTTAGTGATCAGGATCGTGATCCGCGTACCAAGCGCACCCACGATGGACGTGATTGCCTCGACGGCGCTGTTAAACGTCTCCTTAATAATGTTGAAGCCGTTCTTCACAACGCCAACAATGGCCGTGAGCGCGCCGCTGAAGATTTGCTTGATACCGCTCCAAGCCGTGTCCCAGTCTAGCGTAAAGATACCAACAAAGACCTTAATTACGCCGCTTAGAACCTCAAGCCCGCCCTTAACGGCCTCAACGATGCCTTTAAGGGCCGATACAACCACCGGCGCCATGCGCTCAACGATCCATTTAGCGATCGGGGCTAGCGCGTCCAGTAGTTTAACGAGGTTCGGGGCAACCTCGTTTGCGACGATTAGGCCGATCTGACGAAACGCCGGAGCTAGGATCTGAACAACTTGCCGAGCAAGGCTCATAATCGGGGGCAAAATGGCCCCGATAAAACGGCCGATAGCGGCGGCCACCTTGGCGACGGCGGGAGCGACTCGACCAAATGCGCTCAGGATTGAGCTAGCCAGCGGAAGCAGAGTCCGGCCGAGCCCGACCAGCGTAGGTAGTAGCGTGGAGCGCGCCGTGTTACTGACCGATGACAGGGCTGGGAGTATCCTGTCAAGGACCTGGCGCACCTTGTTACCGGCGTTCACGAACACAACGAACGGCCCACCGCCACTGGCGGTGAATCCTTGGAACCCACGGATGAATGCCTGAACGTACGGAAGCGCTGCCTGGAATGCTGCGCCTATCCGCTTGCTCACCGCGTCAACGAACGGGCCGACCTTCGCCGTGGCGTTGTCAATGAGGGTGATCATCCCGTTGAAGACGGTCTTTAGGTGCGGGAATACGCCGGACAGGAGCGCCGCTCCGAACCTGGCTAGGGCCGCGCCGACGTTAGCGAAAGCACCTCGCGTCGTCTCTCCGGACTCCAAGGCCGCACCGGCCATGTTTTCCTCAATGACCTTGCGAAATTCCTTAAAGTCAACCTCCCCTTCCTCAACCATCTTGCGGGCTTCGAGGGCGGTCACCCCGAACTCTTTACCCAGCATCTGGAGGATCGGGATTCCTCGGTCAGAGAGACGGTTGACTTCCTCCATCGTCAACCGGTTACCGGCCGCAACCTGGTTGAAGATAGAGCCCATGTCACCTAGTGAGGTACCCGCTATGGTGGCCGCGTCGGCAACGAGCTTGAGTGTTTTCTCTAACTCCTGCCCCGGCTTGACGCCAGCGGCCACGACGCTAGCGGCGATAGTAGCCGCTTCGTCTAGGCCGAACGCTGTGCCCCGTACAGCGTTCAGCGCGTTGGTCATGATTGTTTCAACCGTCTTTGCGCTGTGGCCTAGACCTGTGAGCTTTGACTGAGCGTCCTCGATCGCGGTTAAACGACTGAAGCCCTTTTGCAGGGCTACGCCTAGAACACCGATAGCGGCGGCGGTGACTGCTAGACCGCCCTTTTTCAGACCCGCGCCAATAGCGGCGGCAGCGGCGACACCGCCAGCTCGGCCGCCCTTCTTCGAGCCTCCGACTATGATTCCGCCTAGCTCGTTCTCAATCCGCTTTTTGCCGCCCCTGAACGACGGGATAAGGGTGACGAATGCCTTAGCGACTTCGGTCCCTTCCGCCATTCGTCACCTCCCTAGACTTGGTGCCCTCGCGCAGCGAGAGCCTTACGTATTTCCATCTGAGAAGCATTAGGCCGTTTCGACCTTTCGCCTTCCGTCCGCTTGCTGAACGGCCTCGGGTACGGCTTAATCTGGCCACGCGATTTTTCCTCGGTGTTGGCCGCAACGAGCAAGTCAAACGTGTCCGCGAGGATAGCCGACTCATACGTCCACGGATGACGCATGCCAGAGACGGCTGCGGCCACGTGCGACGAAGGATCCTTGAAAAGCTCCTGAGTAAGCTGCCACGCCTCGTGCCACGTCAGCGTCCCGTCAAAGACGCTTCGAAGCGGGAGGCCAAATCGCGTGCGCCAGTCATAGATAAACGCTGCCTCATGCTCTTCAATAAGCATGAGGAGCGTGATTATTCCCCCAGGCCCGCTCCGGAGTGCTCCTGCCAGCGCTTGAAGACCTCGCCGAACTCGGCAAGAGGCATCTCGTCCAAAGCCGACAGTGCGTCCTCGTCCGCCACCGCCTCAATGATCGTGAACATGGCCTCCAGCTCGTTGTCCATCCGAGCCACCTTGCGGAAGACACCGGCCGGAATCTCGGTCGCGGGGAGCAGGGAGTACGTAGCGCCGTTCCAGTCAAACTCGAAAAGCTCCCGAGTAGCCTCTCGCTCGGTCGCGGTTCCACGGAGAGCGGACTTGCGGGAATTCGACATTTGGTTTCCTCCTGTGTGCGGTCAGGACGTGCGGGAAGCGAGGGAGAGGGACCGGTGCCCGCACATTCACCGGTCCCCCTGAGACTTAGCTACCGGTACCGGCCAAGGCCGAGTACCATTTCTTAGCCGTGTAACCCAGCGTCGACGGGTAGCCG